TGACTCCTTTTATAACACCTTTGTTCTTAGATGCATAGAATATCTTTTCACCCTTCTTTTTTCCGTACTGTTTCTTCATAGATTTCATAATTTTCTTACCTTTTTTGTTTAATGCCATTAATCATCCTCCACCATTACGGCTGCTTGCTGTACTCCGCTCTTTGCAAGGCTAACTCCAGCCCTTAATTTAGCTAAATCTTCGTTTTGTTCCATTTTATCTTCTGCAATTTCACCTTGTTGCATTAATCTTGCTCTTGCAAGGTCTTGTTGAGCCTCATCATTGTCTCTTTTTCGTTCATTTTCCATTGCACGAAGGTCAACTTCTCTAGATTTTAGTTTTAGAAGAGGATCAGAATCAAATTGTGACGTAATTTTCTTCTCTTCCTTCATAAATTCTTCTGTCATCTCTGCAATTAACACAGATTTTCTTGCTTCAACCTGATTTGTAAGTGCTTGTAGCTGTTGTGCCACTTGTGGATTCATCACAGCCTGTTGTTGCATCATTATCATTTGTTGTAATTGTTCTCTAAACTCTAATTGTACCTGTTCTTGTGCCATCAAACTAATATGTTCTAAAATATTTTTTTGTATTGCAGCCATAACTGCAGGGTTATTTCTAACAATGTTGGTAGACATAAAATTTAAGTGAGCTGTGATGTGTGCTCTGTGGTCTTGACCAGGAAAAGCTTGAAAAGGTTTACCAGCTAACGCATTAATATGCTCCATACTTGGATCCATGGGTGCGTTTGGTGCTGGTGCAGGTAAAACTGCATCTACATTTTTAACACCTATTGCTTCATACATGTTTCTATATATTTGATACATGTTGTGTAATGCAGGATTAGATGTTGCTATTTGTAATTGTGTTTGTGCAAGTGTAATTCTTTGCGACATAGAAAATATATTTGGATCTGCAACTGGCACCACATCTATTCTGTCGTCAAAATCTGCTTGTTTAACATTTCTTGCACCACCTACAACATCGTATGGGTATTCTGGTGGTAAATATTGTGACACAACTTTTGCAAGTAATTTAAATTCATCTTTCATAGCTGCATAACATCTTTTGTGTATTGCAGACATTACTCTTGAACCACGTTCTAATAATGCAATAGTTGTACCCACAGCTGCTGCTTGGTTACCATCACCTACTTGCATATCAGCAATCGCCGCGAACCTTTGTCCAGCTTGTACAACGATGCCTAATAAATTTAATAATGTCTGAGATGGTTCTTTGTATGGTAATGGAAAGAATGCATCTCTTAAACTACCGCCCGGTGCATCTACATCTTTAAACTCACCTGGTTGTATTGGAGCTGCTTCATCTCTAACTCTAACGCCTCTTTGCTTAAATCCTGCAGGTAAATTAGATAATGTTCCTGCATCTAATAATTGACGGAGAGCCGCCGTTGCGGTACGGCTCAATCCGCCAATCATATGAATGAGTCCAAAGCCATAAAATCCTAGTCCTGGCAGAAATTTGAAGTGGACAAAATATTGGATCTTATTTTTCTTTAGATCATTGGGCGCATAGTTTCTCCGTATGGAGAGCACTACTCGGCTGCCTTCTTCTACAGTTACTATGTAGGGCAATTTTATTCCTGTCGGTCCATCAGATCCTTGATCTTCAAAACCCTCTAGGTCTAAGTTTACGTGACACTCTAACAAAGTGTATACAGGTTCTTGTTTACCTGTTTTCTTTGTTCCATCTAGTTCACGTTCTTTTTTTTCTAAATCATTTTTTTCAACATTACCTGGTGGTCCTAATTCTACATCTCTATAGAAACCAGATACTTGTTGTTTTCGTAATTCGTTTTCTGAAATTTTTACAGTGTGTATGACAGCCTCTGCATCATCAATACTTGTTGCTGTATATGGCACAACCAACTCATCTGCCGGTACAAATTTAGATACTACTCTTCCAAGTGGCACATCATAATAAACTTTTTTAAATGTAGATCCTGCAAGTGGTAAATGAAATAACATAGAATCAAACTCAGACTCATACTCTTGCATCTGATCCATAATTAAATAATTCATAAAATCTTTAACACGAGTCGCTTGTTGTTCTGTTGCAGGATTTTTAATTCCTATAACCTGTGTTCTTACTGGCCCATCTGCTGGTAATAATTCTTTGTATGCTTGCGCTTGAAACTGTGTGACTGCTTCTGCTAATACTGGGTGTGTTGCACCACTAGCTCCTTGAAATGGTTCTGTTCTGTTTTCGTATTTAAATCCTAAAAGATCTAGACCTTCTGTGTATCCTCGCTCCCAATCTTTTCTTGATGCTTTATAGTCCATGTAGTTTTGAACCATTTCATTTCCAATTGGTTCTAAAACATCGTCTGGTAAAATATCTGCTAAATTGTCAAAGTGATTTTCTGTGCCCGGTATATTTATAGCTCCCGGTTCAAAGTCGATTGTTGCACCACCATCTTCTTCAGGTACAACTTCGATAGGTCCTTTTTGTTCTTCTGGTTCCTGAACAGTAACTTCTTGTAGCTCCTCCTCTGAAGGAACTTCAATTTTAGTTCTAGTATTCGGGAGTCCTTTTTCTATATCTGCCATTTATACTCCTATAAGTTCTTAACACGTTTCATTAGACCTTGCAACCCTTGTGAGTTTGGTCCTGACTCTGGTGGTCTACCTGATGAATCGCCTGCCTCTTTTGCTATACCACCGCCTGCAGCCATAAAAGGATTACTTAAATCAAACTGTGTGGTTCTATCTTCTTTTCTTTGCAAATCTTCATCAATAAGTTTTTGTTTTAGGTCTTGACTTTTTTGTATATTTTCAAGAAGAGCTTTCTGTGGATCACCTGTATCTAAAAAAGGTTTTGCTGCAGTTTCAAATTGTTCTGTTGTTTTTTCAAACTGTGGTTTGCTTCTTATTCTTTGACCCCTAGTTCCTTTTTGTAATCGTTCTAAACTAGTTAATCTCTCTCCAATATTTTGTAAATTTTCTGCAGCACCATATGTAGGATCTAATTCTCTTAATCTATCTTCTCTGCTTTTTCCAAAAAGTCCATACGTTAATGAATCAACTATTTCTGTAGCAGGTTTACCTTGTGCATATTCAAACAATCCAATAGGAACGGCTAGACCTGCCTCAACAAGTAATGCAGCAGGACCTAATGTTCCTTTAATTATATTTCCTGCACCTCTAACTGATTTTGTAAAGTTTGTTATTTTAGCCGCTGCAGCTTGATCACCAGCTTGTGCTTTTGTGCTTAATTCATTTAAAGATTTTTCGTATGCTTGTGGCATATTACAATTGACACCATTAGCAAGTCTACATTTTATTCCTAAATTTTTCATAAAAGCAGACAAACCTTTTACATTATCTATTTTTGTAAAAGTTTGTTGTGTGCTTACACCTGCTGTTTTAAATAATTCAGGATTATTTTTAGCATATGTTTTAAAGTTTTTATTTAAAAATTGTAAATTTTCTAAAGACTTTGCTATTTCATTTTTCATGTTTAATTTTTGAAACTCTTTCACACCATATTTAAAATTAGTTGCATCATCACTAATCTTACCAATATTAAGTTTTAGATCTCTTGCTATTTTTTCTACAGCTTTCTTTTTATTTAAATTATTATCTTGTACAGCTTTTTCATATTGCAAAGATAAAGAATCTTTAAAACCATTATTAAGATCAGATTCTAAAACATTTACTCTAGTTAACTGATCTGTGGTTGCATTAAATATTTTATTTAAACTAGATTTAGATAAAGGGTGATCGAGTTCAAAATTTATGTTTGGATATTTTGCATTGATAGCATCTCTTAACTGTCTGTATTCATTTAAGTTTTTTTTAATAGCTAAAAATTTTTTAGGATTATATGTATTAGATTTAGGATTACCAAAAGACTGATAGAATAGTTCATCTATTTTATTTTTATCATACTTAATTAATTTAGATTTCCATAGTTTATTTAACGCATTATCAGATACAGTTGGATCATCAGGTATCCAATTTAATTGGAACCTCATGTCTTTACCTGCTATTTTCATTCTTTTGTTATAAATATTTTTCTGTAGTAAAGCTGCTTGTTTTTTAAGTTTAAGTAAAGATATGTTGTTATCTTTAGCAAATTTTTTAGGATCAAAAAATTTTTTATTATTTGTTTCTTCTAATAATTTTATTTGAATATCTTGTTCTGTTTGAATTCTACCAACTCTAGATCTTTGTCTAGATCCTGCTTCAGTCATTACTTCACCAAACTCTCTTAATTCTTTTCTAATTTTTTTTCTTTTATTAGAAAATTTTTCACCAGACATAGAAGCATAATTTTTAAAACCTAAAGTTCTTGCCCCTTTGTCTAATTCTTTTTTGCCAAAAGTATTATAATCTTCTTGTAATTTTTTTAATCTAAAAGCTTTACCACCACCCTCACTAAGCTCGATCCGTCCACCTTGTGCTTGTAAAGTTCTATTTGTTGGTTGATTTTTTATATATTCATTAATTTTTTCTAAACTGTCTTTTGCTTCATCCATTTCAAACTTAAAATCTTCTATTTCATCAATAGGTCTTCCTTCTTTTTTTAAATCTTTAATTATATTTTTAAAACCTTTTATTCTATCTATTAAAGCATCTCTTATAGTTTTTGCTTTTCCTAAAGGATTTAATTTAGAAAAAACATTTGTTTCATCCATATTTTTTATTTGTTCTAGAGCCTTCGTTATTCCTTTAGATAATAATCCACCCTTTAACATTCCTGCACGTCCACCATCGGCTTGATTAAATCTTTTGTTTGCATCTTCAAACATTTCTCTGTCTAATGCAGATTGTGGTCTTTTTATATCACTCGCCTTAACTACAACATCAGGGTCGTCATACTTTTCTTGTAGCATTAATATTGAATCTAATAGATCCATATTATTCTCCTAACATTCTAGCAATACCGCCTGATGCAAAGTCATCGGGACTTGGATCATAATCACCCTGTCTCGATGTCATAAAATCCGCAGCCTCACTACTATCTTCTACAATTGCTCTTGATCTTTTTCTTTTGTTAATACCTTCCACAATCTCTTTTGTTGTTAATTTTTCACCGGCAAACTGTTTTAATTTAGAAACATCAGAGTTTAGATCGACAACATTGTCAAACTCATCAACCGCATCCTCTATCTCAAAATCATCAGGACCTACCATTCTTGATTCTGGAACTATCTCATCTGCTTGAAATGTATCAGCAGGTTTACCTTTAGTTGCCTCATCAGCCATACCTGGTTTAAAAGTTAAATTTACTGGTGCCTCTGACATATTATCAAGAGAATTATACTCTACTCTAACAGTTCCATCATCTAAATCTCTGTATACATAAACAGAATCATCATATGTTTCAAACTTTTTTGTTTTGTCAGCAGTGCCTTCTAAATTAACACGGTGAACAATTTCTCTCTCTTTAGTTGCAAATTGTTTAGTTACATCTTCACCTTCTGCAATAACTTTGTTAACCAATGCATCAAACCATTCCGGTTTACCTGGAACTGGTGGTGTTTTAACAATTGGTGCAGCTTTAGTTGCAACTTTACCTAATTTAAAAAATTTACCAACAATAGGTATTGCTGCAAGGCCACCCATAATTTGCATAAACTTTCTTCTAGACATTCCATCTTTAAACCCTGCACGTCCACCTTGTGCCATGTCTTCTGGATCTACCATGTCTTCAAAATCTAGTTTTAATTCTAAATCATTTCTTTGTTCATCTAATTTATTGAATAAACTATCTGTTTCAAAGTCCTCAATACCTCTTTGTTCTAATTGAAGTTTTCGAGCTTCTATTTTATCGTCAAGTTTAGAAATCTCATCTCTTAATTTTTTCTTACGTATGTTACCAACTGCTTGTTTATTTTCTCTACCTAATCTTTCAGCAATCTCTGCCTCTGTTTCTTTAATTGCTTTGCCACCCATAATTTTAGATCCTTGAGGTATTTCTTGACCTTGTAGATCAAAAATTTTTGCAGACTGTGTACTTTTAATTCCTGTTTCTTTTTTGAGTTGTTGTATTTTTTCGAACACCATTTCAACTTGTTTCATTTGGTCATCTAAAAATTTTTGTTGAGCTTGTGTGAGTTGCAAACCACCTTCTCTAACTTGTTGTTTTATTTGTGCGATCGCACCACCCATTTTGTTAACATCATCAAAAGATTTAAACTCAAAAGATTTTATAACTTGTGGTATTTTACCTAAACCAAAAAATGCCTTAAATATGCTCATTAATAATAATTCCTTTTAGGTTTCTCTGCCTTTTCGTCTACATAGTCTTCAGGGTGACCGATCAGACCGCCCTGTCTGAATCGCATAATCGCTTGTGTTGTAGAATCCACAAGGTCATCATGATCGCCAAA